CAGATCCACCTAGGATACCTTTGCCACGGTTGATTGAGAAAGCTCCAGATAACTCTGAAGCTCAAAGATTACTTGGTGGTGAAATAAGGTTATGTGCTCCATGGGTTGACGATTGTACCCAAGAACCTATAAAATAGAATATATTGGGTCTGTAACTCAGTTGGTAGAGGAAATTGTGTCGGAGGTTCAAGTCCTCCCAGACCCTATTGCCGTGGTTCAAGACTTGAGATAAGATCCAGTGGGGCACTTATCAAAGAGAATTGATTTAGATTCACAACCACACGGCATTTGGAGGATTGGCAGAGTTAGGTTTAATGCAGGGGATTGCTAATCCCCCGATACATGTTATAATGTATCCGTTGGTTCAAATCCAACATCCTCCGTATGGGAGATTAGCTCAGTTGGTTAGAGCGCACGACTGATAATCGTGAGGTGCCAAGTTCGAGTCTTGGATTTCCCACTTGACAATCAAATCCTGAACTGGTATGATTGTTAAGAGGACACGGGCAGCGGAGGTCCAAACTTCGTGTAAGTCCTACCCCTCCCATGCCTCTCATAGAAGCACAAACAGGGAGGTCTCTTGGGCTCATAGTTAAGCGGATATAACCACCGCCTTCTAAGCGGTTGTCCCAGGTTCGATTCCTGGTGAGCCTGTTGGTTTATAAATAGATTAGAATACTTAAGTCTAATTTAATGAGTAAACCATATAAACTGATGACGGAAGAAGAGAAATCTGCTTTCAATCAGTATTGTATTCAAAGATGGCGTCAAAGAAAACTTGACGCTGTAGAATACAAAGGTGGAAAATGTGAGAGATGTGGATATGATAAGTATCCAGATGTTCTAGAGTTCCATCATCTTAATCCAACAGAAAAAGAAGCTTCTTGGAATAAGATTCGTCTTTGGAGTTGGGAAAAGATAAAAGCAGAGTTAGATAAATGTTCTATGCTTTGTGCTAACTGTCATCGTGAAGTTCATGTTGAACTTCGTAGTGATATATAAAAGTGATAGAGGGTAAGTCACTGTTATATCCTGATGAGGTATATCACACTTACTCCATCTAGTCGTTGTGGCGGAATTGGTAGACGCGCTGGGTTTAGGTTCCAGTAGATTAATCTGTGAAGGTTCAAGTCCTTTCAACGACACTTGACAATCAAACTAAAATAGTTTATGATTGTCATATGGAAAACATAGAGACCACCACCACCCCTCTATGTTTTCCACCTGCGGAATTAGTTCAGTGGTAGAACGTCAGCCTTCCAAGCTGAATGTCACCGGTTCGAATCCGGTATTCCGCTCTGAACCTTAAGGTTCTTATTCCCCTGTGGCGCAGCGGTAGCGCAGTTGACTGTTAATCAATGGGTCGCAAGTTCGAATCTTGCCGGGGGAGCCAGGGCGATTAGCGCAGTGGTAGCGCACCTCCTTTACACGGAGAGGGTCGGGGGTTCGAATCCCTCATCGCCCATTATAAATATTTTTAAAAAAGATGGACGAATTATACCAGTCATTACATAAAGCACAAACAAGTCTTTTTTGTTTAATGCAAAAGACATGGGTATATCATTGGAATGTGGTTGGTTCTGATTTTTTTCAACTTCATGAAGCATTTGGAGAACAATACACTACAATGCAAACTGAGCTTGATAGATTGACCGAACACATGAGATATCTTCGTATGAAGGCAATCACTCAAATTGAAAGAGTTGTTGAAACTTCTGAAATTCCAGAAGCAACAGTGAATCCAAATGATAAGTCTATGGTTTCTCAATTGTTATCTGATAATAAAAAAATGATTGACCTCCTTACATCAGTTATTGAATCAGCAGAAAAATCAAAACAATATACAACTTCAAATATCGCCCAAGATTTGATTGAAACTCATGGTAAATTTGTCTGGATGTTAAGATCGTATTTAAAGGAATGAAAAATGATTTCTATAAGATGCAAAGATTGTAATAGAGAAATATCAGGACACCCCACAAAAACAGTAACTTGTGGATGTCCTAATATGGCAACAATTCGCGGAGATAAAATTTCTGCAGTTGACTTAAGCCGTGTTGTTATGCTAAACTCTATACAGAAAGAACAGAAATCAAATGTTCTTTCATCATCCGATCTTGCTTATCAAGAGGCAAGAAGACAGCGCAAAGTTCGTAGATTGGACTTTGAAGTTCGTTAAAAAACCTGGAAAGGTGGTCGAGTGGTTGAAGGCTCCAGTCTTGAAAACTGGCGAAGTGCAAGCTTCCGTGGGTTCGAATCCCACCCTTTCCGTTTAGATAAATTACAAATTTAATAATTGCTTAATGAGTGTTACGTAATGAACACATAAGTTGACATTGAAATATCTGTGATTATTATATAGTATTATCGCAGGGATAGTCCCATGGATCAACACACCTATGATAATTGGGTGAAGATCAAGGCAACTTTCGAAGCCTCTGGCAATACCAATAATATGTTTTATTATAGAGCATGTGAAATTGTAAAAACTAGAAGAGACCCTCTGGCAAAGTTTCTTGGAGATGAGAAGTGATGGAGCCACCCGATGAATTAGTCAGTCGTTCTGAAGTTCAGGAGATGATTGATGCTGCTATACGAAGGCACAATCGGAATGCTTCCATTATTTCTATGTGCGTTGGTTGGGTTGTCCTTGCTCTATTTGCTGAAGGACTGCTAAGACTAATCGGAGTTATTCCACCTATACTGCCATGGCTCAAAATCACTCTGAATTAATCTACTTAGTTCCTTGGTTTGTTCTTATGGGTATTGCTTTATCTATGATTATTCAGGGGTGGATGATTATGAATGCTCATCGTGGATATTCAAAAAGTCCAAAAGTAAAACATCCAGAACTTAACGACGTTAAAGCGGGAGATCCTTTACTCGTGGTTAGATTTACGCAAGAAGATTTAGACAAGCTTCAACAAAGAGTCACAGAACAAAAAATGATGGAACTATTTGAAGAACCATCAACCTACGAAGACGACGATGATGACGACGACGGATTGGTTCATATTCATTGATTTTCTTTCACATATGCTCTATATGTTTGTAGCGTTTATGTGTGGACTCATTATGGGATACATTATAGGATTTAGAAACGGTGGAGGAATGTAATGCCACACTTACTTGGTAGATTTTTACTCGTGTTAGCAATCCCTTTTGTGATTGCTACTCTTTATATCGGATCAAAGAAAGGAGACTACTATGATTCCGAAGACTATAAAGGTAATGGAACCGCCCATTAGACAGCGATTTCATTTCGCAACATCTGCATTTTCAAGAATGTTTGGTGTAGAACATGTTACTGCACCAATGATAGATTTCTGTTATAATTGGGCAATCGCAGAACAATCAGCCCCACTTGATTGCTTAAATCACGTAGACATATACTTCAGAAACCTATGGGACACTTCGCAGCAGCAGCACTAAACAATCCAATTATTCTTGGCATCATGTGTTTTAGTCTCATTGGAGTTCCCATCCTAGGTATGTGGGCCGTTCACAAATACAACTGGCAGCATTGGGCTCCATTTGACAAAGGACACAAGGACTAGTATAATTAGTAGGTAAGAAACAACGGGGTGTGGCGCAGTTTGGTAGCGCGGATGCTTTGGGAGCATTAGGTCGCAGGTTCGAATCCTGTCACCCCGATTCATAAACACTTTATGAAAATGTATCCAGAACTAAACGAACTTCAATCATTTACAGTCGAAGAGTTCCAAGCAGATTTTGATAATCTGATAGACAGAGTTGAAAAAGGAGAATCATTTATTATACGTGATGGAAGAAAAAGTGCTGTAATAGTTCCATACAATGAAACCATAAAGTATGCATTAGATCAACAAAAACCCACTGTGGATGATGAATTGATACACATCCACACAGATCACGAAGAAGGTTCGTAATTTGATTGGGAGTATAGCTTAATGGTTAGAGCGCCCTGCTTATAACGGGGTAGTCTGGGTTCAACTCCCAGTACTCCTATTGCTCCTTTAGCAATCTGGTGAATGCACCGAACTCATAATTCGGCTAAGGTGGGTTCGATCCCCTCAAGGAGCATAGGACAGAATCAACACTGTCCACCTTGACTTCTTCAAGTCAAACCCTTATAATACTAAGGTCAACATTCAAAACAATGACTCTTACAGCAAAATTCAAGAAAGACGTTTCCACTCTTCGTGGTGCAGCAAATGGTGATTTCTACCTTGATGTAAAGAATCCGAAACTTTTCAAAAAGGTCCGCCGCTACTACGAGAACGAAGGTGTGGTATTCTCTGGTGATCCTCTGGATGATTATGAGATGCTGATGGAATATGTTCTTGCCGATCTTGAATCTGTTGAGGTTGCATGAAAATCATTCTTGAACGGTTTCCATATCGTTATGTAGAATGTGGAACTCTAGAAAATGGGTTCCCCGACTATCGTATTCAAAAGGCAGATAGTTGGACCAAACGATATCGAGATATGTATCTTCTTGATAACCAAATGCAACTTATGACTGCTATTGATGATTTTGAATACACCAAATGGCTTGATCCTGAAGGTGTTCCCTGTTATGTCAAAGATGATGACGAAGACATGGAGAGTCTTTAAAAACCCTGGTCGGGAGAAACCCCCCTTCAGTCACGGATGGACTATAACAGAACTGGTGGAGTCATTAAGACCCCTTAAAACTAAATAACTCAAGAGTTTAATACTTAAACATGGCAACAAAAAGAAGTACAGTTTCTTCAACATCATCTAGTGATAGTTCAAGTGTAGATCTTTCTGGAATTGAAGAAAGGTTGCAAGCCCTAGAATCTCAAGCACACACTCCTTGTGGTGGTAGTGATAGTGATAGAATTGCGGCACTTGAAGCAAGAATCGATGATTTGGTAGCAAAACTTTCCAAAAAAATTAGTTTCTAATATAAAGGTTTCTTGCTCTTATCCTTAAAGGCAAGTGGTGCGGATGGGGTTACCCCGCCTGGTTTCTTTCCTCCAGTCAAAGGGCAAGTGGCGAGCCTGAATTGTAACTTTGGAGGTTGACAACAACCTCCTTTTTTTGTATCATATATAAAAGGAGTTTAGATTAATCTATGAGTGATTATAAGAAAACAGCACTTGTACTTGGTGCTGGTGGATTTATTGGAAGTCATATGGTAAAAAGACTTCGTGCAGAAGGATATTGGGTTCGTGGCGTAGATCTTAAGTATCCAGAGTTTTCTGTCTCTGAAGCAGATGAATTTATTCAAGGTGACTTGAGGGACATGAGCTTTGTCCGACGTGTGATTGAATTCAAGGGAGAACGAGGTAACTTTTATAATTCAGTTCCTTATCGTTACATTCTTCCTTTCCATGAAATCTATCAGTTCGCTGCTGACATGGGTGGTGCTGGTTTCGTTTTCACTGGCGAGAATGATGCAGATATTATGCATAATTCAGTTTCAATCAACCTGAATGTTCTTGAGGCACAACGTCAACTGAATGAAACTTTTGATGGTGTTGATAATGGCACTGCATGTGTTCGTCCTGTTCTAGATTATCAGACCAAAATTTTCTACTCTGGTTCTGCTTGCATGTACCCAGAACATAACCAACTTGATCCCGATAATCCCGACTGCCGTGAAGAATCTGCATATCCCGCTAATCCTGATAGCGAATATGGATGGGAAAAACTCTTCTCAGAAAGACTCTATTTCGCTTACAATCGTAATCACGGCATCCCTGTTCGCGTTGCTAGGTATCATAATATCTTTGGTCCTGAAGGAACCTGGGAAGGTGGAAGAGAGAAAGCACCTGCAGCAATCTGCCGTAAAGTCGCATATCTTCCAGAGAACGGTGGAACCATCGAGGTGTGGGGAGATGGCTTACAAACTCGTTCCTTCTTGTATATTGATGAATGCATCGAGGCAACCCGTCGATTGATGGATTCTGATTTTATGGGTCCGGTCAATATTGGATCTGAAGAGATGGTAACCATCAATCAACTGGTTGAAACTGCTGCCAAAGTTGCTGGCAAGAATGTGGAGAAGAATCATATTGATGGTCCTCTTGGGGTTCGTGGTCGCAATTCTAATAATGATCTGATCCGTGAAAAACTTGGATGGGATTATTCTCAAACTTTAGAGGAAGGAATTGGGAAAACTTATAACTGGATTTGTTCTCAAATATCTAAACAATGAAAAGATACGTAATTGACTTGGATCATACCTTATGTGATACGAGGAAAAATGAGGATGGTAGTTGGAATTACCTTCAAGCTCTTCCATTTCCAGATAGAATTGCAAAAGTAAATAAGTTGTCAGAAGAAGGAAACTATATTATCATAGAGACTGCTCGTGGATTTTGGACGAAAAGAAATTGGTATTGTGAGACTTACGATCAACTCACTCGTTGGGGACTTAAATTTCATGAATTAAGAGCCGGAGTAAAATTTGCTGCAGATTATTACATTGACGATAAAGCAATCAACAGTGAGGAATTTTTCAAATGAGTAATGCCGATTATCTAAAACAAGAAAGTGGTGGAAAAACAAAAGTCATTCTTGTAAGTAGGGTTCATAAGGAAGCCGCAGATGAAAGAATGATGAAACTTGTTGATGAATATGAATTCATTGAATCAATTCCTACAGAATTTAAGGACTATTTTCCACGTATTGTTCTTTATGGAATAGAGGGAAATAAAGCATTCTACGAAATGGAGCACTATGATCTCCCTACACTTCGTAGACTAATGCTATCAAATGAAATTAAAGAAGATGAAGTTCTTTATTGGTGCGATAAGATCACTGAACTATCCCGTAAGTTATATCTTCATCAAGTCTTGCCGATGCCAAACGATTACTTTGAAGCAATGCATTTTCAAAGACTTGATAATCGTTTAGATGAACTTGGTAAAAAATCTGATTGGTTTAAAGATCTGATTCAACAGGATACCGTTGTTGTTAATGAAAAAGAATATAAAAATATTCCGGTATTGGCAGAGAAATTTAAAAATACAGACTTTTTAAATACTGTCAAACCAGAGTTTGTTGGTAGGTGGAGTCATTCTGATTTACACTTCTCAAACGTTTTGATAGATCGTCAAAATGATAAATTCATTATGATTGATCCTCGTGGATATGATTATTGTGATTATTACTATGATTATGGTAAGTTCTGGCACTCTGTAAATGGTAAGTATGAAATGATTGCTTCTCGTGAATTTGATCTTGATGGCAGTAATTTCAAACTTTGGGATAATGAGATGTATAAATTGTGCGAATCCCTGAAAAAGTCTATACCAAATATTCTTTACAAGCACTCACCCGAAAGTCCAGAGGACGTGATGAGGAAAACTGAGTGGAATGAAGTAATGCATTTCTCAAGCCTGCTCCCCTTCCTTTTAGACTTTGATGGTGTAGATGCTCGATCAAAAGTTGCATATTACACAAGTGTTATTTTAATTAATGAATTTTGTGAAAAATATGAGATCAATTAATTGGGACGATCAAGATATTGGATCTGAAGAAATTAATGCAGCAGTTGAATCTTTATCTAAAGGAGTTGGTGCAAAGGGAGATAATCTTGTTCTCTTGGAAGAAGAACTAAAAGAAAAACTAGGATGCAAACATGCAATATTAGTTTCCAATTGTACGACAGCATTAATTACTTCTCTTCTGGCACTAAAACAAAAGTATCCAAACATTAAAAAAATTGCTGTTCCATCTTTTACTTTTATTGCCTCTGCCAATGCTGCAAAATTTGTATTGGATGATGTTGAATTGGTTGATTGTGGAATAGATGATTGGAATGTAAGGCCTGAAGATATTCCAGCAGATGTTGATGCTGCGATGTTAATTGATGTTGGTGGAGTTCCTTGTGACTATGATAAATTTAAAGATTTGGGAATTCATCTTCTTGCAGACTCTGCCGAAAGTTTAGGTTCAACTTATAAAGGAGAACAAATTGGAACTCAAGTAAGTCTTCATTGCTTTAGTTTTCAACGTTCTAAGATAGTTACTTCAGGTGAAGGAGGTCTCATCACTACTAATGATGACGAACTGGCTAGTATTTGTAGAGCAATAGTTAATCATGGGTATTCTGAAAGCAAAAAATCTTATGAATACATTCATGATAATTTTGGTTTAAATTTTAGAATGTGTGATGTTGAGGCAGCTATACTCAGACAACAACTTAAAAAACTAGACAAATATGTAGTTCGGAGAAATGAAGTAGCGAAGAGATATACGCAATTTTTATCTCCACACTATCAAGTACAACAAATTCCAAACTACTGTACGTCAAATTATTTTTTCTATGGTATACTTGTTGATGAAAGAATAAGAAATAATTTTGCAGAATATTTGATTGAAAATGGAATTGTTGTCAAATGCTGGACTGCAATTCATCAACAAAAATTGTGGAAGACTTCTGGACTTCCTAATGCCACTTCAATTTCAAATCGAGTTATTCTTCTTCCCATACATAATAAGATAACAGATAATGATGTTGATTACATTATCGAAACTTGCTTACAATTTAATGAAAGATGAAAAAATTTTTTTATAAAATCTTTGATAAATTTACCTTCAATCAGTTACCCCATTTAAATTTCTTCATTGAGATGGAGAGAAAAACAATTGGAGAACTGAAAAATTTTCAATTTGAAAGGCTTAAAGAAACTGCTTCTAAGTTTAATATAAGCATCCGCACCTGGGATGACTTTTATAAACTGCCTATCACCACAAAGTCAGATCTACCAGATCGCCCTAATTTCCCTAGTGAGGAAATGCGGCAGCATGAAACGTCTGGATCAACAGGTCAACCTAGAGTAATTTGGGTTCCTCCCTCCACCTGGTATAGGAAGGATGCTATTTTTACCCGTAGTTGGTTGAAAATGGGTAGAAAAGATGAATGGGTCTTTCGTTTGATTTCTGGAGAACCCAAGTATCCATTTTATGATAGTCTTAGAAATGTTAAGGCTATGAATTATAAAACCCTGTCTCAAGATCATGTTGATTGGGTTGTTAAGAATAAACCATACCTTATTCATGGGCCAGGTGGGTCTATAAGACAGTTATGTGAAATGATTATTGATGCGGGTCATGGTGATGTTCTTAAGGATATTAAGATACATTGGTGTAGTGAGAGTTCATACGGTCACAAAGAAAGACTTGTGCCTTTAGTTAAAGAATTTCACGAACAGTATGGTCTTGCAGAACTAGCAACTGTTGGTGCAACTGATGGGCGCGGAAATATTCGTGTTGTAATGGAACAGGGGATTGTTGAAATTCTAGATGAAGATGGAAATCCGACCCCAGAGGGCGAAGAAGGATATATTATAGTGACAGATTTTAATAACTATCAAACTCCTATTTTTAGGTATCGATGTGGAGATCGTGGAAAGATAAAAACAGTTGAATATGATGGTAGACAATATTATGTTCTTTATGATATAATCGGTAGAGGAGTTGATTATTATAATGGACCTGAGGTTAAGAGACCTATAGGTTGGTGGATAGTATCTCCCATATCACATACAGTAGGTCATGTGATTGAAAAGTGGAGATGTGAAGTAAATGTTCCTACGAAAACATTGATTTTGCATGTAAAATTTAAAGGTGAAGAAAATTTTGAATCCTTAACTCCGTATGCAGAATGGGTAAAAGAAAACGTTGGTCTTGATACTAAATTTGTAATTTCTGAAGAAGAACAGTATGACATTTACTGGAAAAATAAATTAGTAAGAGTAGTAAAATGAATGTAAGTTTTGTTGGACTTGGAAAACTAGGACTCCCTTTAGCGTGTTGTTTAGCGCAATCGGGAAATAAAATTCTAGGTGTTGATAAAAATGAATATGTTCTTGACACTTTGAGTAGAGGAGAACTCCCTTTTTATGAACCAGGACTTAATAATATTTTTCCTCATATAAATTTTCTTGGATTCACTGATTCATACCAAAGAGCCGTTGATGAAACAGATGTAACAATCATTCTCGTTAACACGCAACTTGGTGACAACGGATATTCTTCTGAATTTGTTGAGGATGTGTTAACTGATCTGGCATTAAATTTACGGAAGAGTAAGAAAGAAAAACATACGATAATTCTTTCATCAACTGTCCTTCCTGGCACTATCAAAAAGTTGATTAAACTTGTTGAAAAGATCTCCAAGAGAAAGTATGGTGAGGGATTTGGCTTTGCATATGTTCCAGACTTTGTTAAGTTGGGAAATGTAATTCATGATTTTAAAAATCCTGAATTCTTTTTGATTGGCGCTAATAATATGGAGGATATTGTTACCACCCAAGGTATCTGGTATGAGTTTCATCAAAATAATCCACCAAAGAAAATTCTAACTCTTGAGGAAGCTGAGATTTCTAAAGTTGCATTGAATGCATATATTGTAAATAAAATTACATTTGCAAATTTCTTAGGTCAACTTTGTGAGGGGATTGATAATGTAGACGTTCATAATATCACGAAAACAATTGGTATTGACAAGAGAATTTCTCCATACTTTTTTGGATATGGAACTCCTTATGGTGGAACATGTTTTCCAAGAGATACTTCTGCCTTCATTAAATTTGCTAAAGATAGAAAGAAAGTTGCAAAGAATCTAATCTTTGCTGAAGAAGTTAATGAGATGGTTTACAAGAGTATTCTGGAAAAAGTAAAAGATTGTAAGAAAGTTGGTATTTTGGGAATTTCATTTAAGCCAGATTCTCCTGTAGTGATTGGATCGCCATCAGCAAGACTAATTAAAGACTTGTTGGAACTTGGTGCAACTGTTAATGGTTTTGATAAGATTAAAGAGTCCTATCAAAATCTTGATGTTGATATTAATGAGTTTGATGATGCTCAGCAATGCGTAAATGAATCTGAAGTTGTTGTTATCATGCATCCGGATAAAACTTATTCTAATTTGAATTATTCAAATAAGTCAGTTGTTGACTATTGGGGTGTCGTGTAATGTCAAACTATGAATCATATTCGCATCTCTTTCGTGGATCGTGGTCTATTCATAATCAAGAAAAACCATCTTGGGATTTGGTAAAAACTTTTTTAAACAAAGATTGTGTCTTTTTGGATATTGGATGCCAAAAGGGAATATATTCTCAAGGAGTTATTGATATATTTGGTGAAGATTGTTCGGTGTATGGATTCGATGTTTTAGATCATCCAGAAATAAAATTAATTGAAAATGCTCATGATAACTTCAAATTTATTCATTCAGCCGTTGGGGATGGAAAGTCTAACGTAGATTGTGTCGTTCATTATGATACAAATACTAAACTGGAAAACCAACAAACAATTTCAATTGATGATTTCTGCACTGAAAATAATTTAAAAAAAGTTGACTTTGTAAAAATAGATGTTGATGGTTGTGAAACTAGCGTTCTATCTGGGATGATAAAAACGTTGCAAGATTTTTCTCCCGTCCTAATGATAGAAATTGAAAATGACTTTGACTCTAAGGTAAAGTTTCTTGAAAATTATGGATACAAATATATGTGTGCTAGGAATGATATAAACAGATTCTTTTCAAAACAATGAATGAAATAGTAAACTCAGTATTAAAAGACCTTTTGGTAGATGGTAAGATTTTTATTCCCGAAAATCTTACCAGAGTAAAGTTGGATGTTGGAACTTCGATTAATGCACCAAACTCCGAGTATTGGTTAAGTTCTGATAATGATGTTTGTGTTTTTGGATTTGAACCAAATCCATTTAATGTTGAATTTGTAAAAAGAGGTGGAAATATCTGGCCAATTCACTTAAATACTGATCGCATCAATAAAACTTTTTTTATGGTTGAATGTGCTTTATCTTCTGGTGAACCAAGATACTCTAACTTCTATTGTACTGAAGGAGACTCAGGTACATCTAGCATGTTTAAACCATCTTACTTTGGTGTTGCTAAAGAAGTAACTGTTCCAACTATTTCGTTGAAACATTTCTTTGACCTTTTCCCTTGGGATAAAGTTGAATATATCGAACATCTTAAAATAGATGCTCAATCAGCTGACTTTGATATTGTAAAAGGTGCTGGAGACTATTTGCAAGAAAAGGTTTTATACCTGAGTGTTGAAACAAATACAGGAGATCAATATCAAAATCAAGAGAATCCTTTAGAAATGAAAAAGTATATTGAAGATCGCGGATTCCAATGTAATTTATGGCAATCAAATGGAAACTTTTCTAACAAAAAATTTGAGTACCTTTGGAATAAAATCGAATCAAAATTTTTAGAACCTAATTAATCATGACAATCTCATTAAGGACAAACACTGATGGTTGGAATCAAGAAGGAGTTGGATCTATATGCCAATGGAATATTTTATTGGCAGCCTTAGCTCAAGATCTGGGAGTTGAATTTTGTGCCGATCCGTTTTCAAATTTAAATCATTATCAGTACAATGGGTTTTCTTCGAAAGATTGGTCTGATTTGTTTACTAAGTTTTTTAATTTTAAAACAAGAAACGCAAGTAATAAATTGATAGAATACAATGGTGACATTAATGGTCTTCAAAATTTAATTAATACTTCTAATGAAGATCTAACAATCAATTTATCAAAACAATTTATTGTTAATAATTGTTTTTCTAGAATAACTGAATTTGGAGATAAAGGATACTTTACTAATATTAGGAATAATCTTGTATTTGAAGATGATGTTTATTTTGATAAAAATTATTTAAATATCAGTCTACATTTAAGATCAACCAATCCAGGGGACATACCTCCAGATTGTCCTGCAATGGAAACATTTGGAGTCTGGCTTGGAGAAGATAAGATATGTAATCTCATTGACCAATTAAAACAAAAATATTATAATAGTAAAGTTAGGTTGTATATTCATTCTCAAGGTGATTCTGAAAAATTCTCTATGGTTCAAAATAAATCTACAGAGGAGTTTCAAGTAATCTTAAAACTGAATGAATTACCAACAAGAGATCTATACCACATGTCTTATTCGGATGTATTAATTCTGGCAAGAAGTTCATATAGTTGGATAGCTCATCTACTAAATGATAACCTTACAATTGCTAGAGACAACTTTCATCAGCCACTAAAGTCTGGCATAATTTTTCTTAATTCAAACTACACTTTTTAATAAAATGTTATCATACGATAGACTAGGTAGTAATGGTCGCCTGGGAAACCAAATGTTTCAATATGCAGCCCTACGGGGTATAGCATCTAATCGTGGATTTGATTGGGTTATTCCTCATAAAGATGTTCCATCAATAACCGATTATTGTATACAACTTCCTTTTAAAATGAAAAATTTAAAGGAGAGTAACATTGGAACTCTAAACAAAAACATTTCTAATCAAGAGAGGCATAGTTTCTATCAACTTGCTTCTTCCAATCCTAGTGTCAAAAATAAAATTGAAAAGTCCTTTGAGTTCGATCAGGATTTGTTTGATAATATCGAAGACAATACAAATATTGATGGATTTTTTCAGTCAGAAAAATATTTCAAACATATCGAAACTGAGATTAGGGAAGACTTTGAGTTTATTGATGAGATTTTAGATCCTTGTAAAGAATTCGTGTCTCAATTTGATAAGGTAATCTTCTTGCATGTAAGGAGGGGAGATGCAGTTGGGTTCGAACATCTTTGTAGATTTCCCACTTTTGATGGGTATTATGCTCCAGCACTAGAACACTTTGATGATGACACTGCTGTGATTGTATGCAGTGATGAAATTGAATGGTGCAAAGAACAAAAGTTTTTTGACAATGAAAGATTTTATTTTTCAGAAAACAACGAAAGGTTTGAAAACAAGTGTTGGTTATGGCTTGATGGAAATCCAGAAATGAGAAACTCAACTATCCCTTACACAGATCTATGCTTGATGAGTCTTTGTAATGGTGGAATCACGCCAACTAGTAGTTTGAGTTGGTGGGGTGGTTGGTTGCAAAAAGATAGAACTAATCCTATAATTGTACCAAACCCTTGGTTTGGACCAGAACTTTCAAAAAGTAATAACACTAAAGACCTTATCCCTCATGATTGGATTCAACTATCTTGGTAAAATGGGACAACTGGGAAACCAGATGTTTCAGTATGCAACTGTCTTAGGAATATCTAGATTTATTGGAACTGGTTTTTCAATACCTAATCATAGAGAAGTTGTGAGAGATGGTCTTGGTAATAATTTGAGAATTGAATTATTTGATTGTTTTGATTTAAAACCTGATAATATTGGTTTTGTTTCTGGAGAAGTCTCTCAAGAAAAATATTTTCATTTTGATGATAAGTTTTTTAATCTTAATAAAGATGTAAACCACGATATTGTTGGATACTTTCAAACTGAGAGGTATTTTAAACATATTGAAAATGAAGTAAGAAATAATTTTATTTTCAAAGATGAAATTAAAAAAGACTGTGATGAACTTTTATCTTCTGTAGACTCTCCTGTAGCACTGCATATTCGTAGGGGCGATTATACTATTAACTCTGGTAATCATCACAACCTCACTCTTGAATATTATGCAAATGCTCTAGAATACTTTCCTAATAGAGAAGTAATTATCTTTACTGATGATCCAAATTGGGCTCGTCAGCAAGGTTTATTTTCTGATGATAGATTTCTTGTGTCCGAAAATAACAGTCCTTATCATGACCTTTACATGATGTCTCAATGTGGTGATTTTATCATTGCTAACTCTACCTTTTCGTGGTGGGGTGCATGGTTAGCTAATAGAGGAAAGGTTATTTCTCCTCAAAAATGGTTTGGACCTGCATTGGAAAATAATAACACCAAAGATTTGTACTTAGAAAACTGGATAAAACTATGAAAATCTGTATTGTTACTGTCGCTACTGGCAGATATATTCAATTTGTTGAAAACTTATTGAATAAAGTAGATGAATTTTTCTTAAATGGAAATGAGATAAGTTGTCTTCTTTTTACTGATAATGAAATGGAAGAAACTTCTGATAACATCAAGGTTAGTCAAATCGAACACAAACCTTGGCCAGAACCTGCCATGAAAAAGTATAATTATATCAATTCAGAAAAAGAATTTTTAAAAGAATTTGATTATGTTTACTTATTTGATGCTGATGTTGACTTAGTAGATCAAGTTGGTAGTGAAGTACTTCAAGATTTGGTAGGTGTTCTTCATCCTTGGAAAATACTTGAGGATAAATCAGTCTATCCGTATGAGACTCGTCCAGAGTCTACTGCCTTTGTAAGAGAAGATCAGAGGAGTAAATATTATGCAGCCGCTTTTGTTGGAGGAAAATCTGAAGTTTTTCTGAGAATGGCAGAGACAATCTCTCAGAGAGTAACCGAAGATGAAAAAAATAATGTAATCGCTATATGGCATGATGAAAGTCATTTAAACAAATACTTTATTGAAAATCCTCCCACAGATTTAGCCCCAAGTTATATGTTCCCAGAGGAACTAATTGGTAATGATAGATATCCTTGGAAACCAAAGATCGTTGCTATCAACAAAAATGCATTTGATACATCATTCAATCAAGAAAAAATAGATAAAGGTCAATACGGAAACAATTGAGATGAAAATTGATATAAGAAATTTACCTACTTACTATATCAACTTAGATAGTCAGGAAGAAAGAAGACAATCTGTATCTTATACTTTGAATAGATTAAATTTTACTTCAGTAACAAGAGTTCCTGGAGTCATTCATGACGATCCCAAAGTTGGTTGCGCTAGATCTCAAGAAAAAGTTCTAACAGATAAAACTATTCCAACACCATTTCTTTTGATGGAAGATGATTGCGTCTTTACTGGAGTCGATGAATTGGTGTATGAAGTTCCCGATGATGCAGATGCTCTTTATCTGGGAGTTTCACAGTGGGCTAGATATCTAAACTTCTCAGGACCATTCTTGCATTATCAAACGATTAATGATAAGATTGTAAGAGTTTATAATATGCTTGCCGCACATGCAGTAATTTATCTTACTGATGAATATCGGCAAGTTTGTTCTCGCATTTCCAAATATTGCGGTCACCAACTTTTGGACCACATGGATAATGGATATGCAGAAATACAAAAATACTATAACGTTTATTCTCTTGATGCACCAATCTTTAAACAGTCAGGACACAATGGTGGAGTGACTTCCTCAAAAGTATCTGATATTGGAATTGAAATTTCATCTGCCAACAAATTCTTTGATGAAGTTAAATTTGATTTGAATAAACTTCAGGGTGTTCCTGATTTGAATAACTGTCCGAGTACGTATTATCCTTCTAGACTTGTATGAGTAAACTTAAAATTTTTATCTTTGCATTCAATCGTCCAGATCTACTTCAAAAACAATTTGACTGTTTCTATCGATATCTTATCGGTGAATATCAAGTTAATGTTGTATATGATTATCGAGAAGACATATGCGGTGACGAGTTTGAAAGAATTTGTTCTGAAAATGGAGCCAAATTTTATCGCCATGAATCTAAACCGGGAAATGTTCCCAGCGGATATCATGGAGATACTCTTGATTGGGTTTATAATAATCTACTTGAAGATGATGATTATGTAGTCTTCTTAGATCATGACATCTTTTTGATAGATGATTTTGATCTTAAGAAACGATTGGATCAATTTGATGTTTTGGGTCATAAACAAACTAGAGGTGATGTTGTATATTTCTGGCCTGGTCTTTTTATGTTTAATTATTCCAAAATTAAACATCTAGCAGTCAATTTCCAACCATGTCAGATTAATGGTGAAATGTTGGATAGTGGAGGTGGTACTTATACCATTGCTGAAGATCAGAACATCAAAGTTAGCTTTGTGGATCAAATTTATCCAGATTACTATAAAGACTTGAATTTAAAAGATCCAAGTGTTACCAATGGATATGGGTTTGAAATCTTTGATGATAATAAATTTTTACATACCAAAAATGCTTGCCATTGGCACAACAACTATCAAGTAGTAGATAAACAAAAAACGGAGATTATTAACATTATGCTAAATGATATTTTATCTGGGTGTTACGATGTTGACGAAGATGATATTCTAATGAAAGAATATCATTTGTTTTCCAATACCCCAACAGAAATTAACGAACATCTTCCAACTTTGTTTTCGTTGGCGAAAGAGTGTTCTAGTATTGTAGAACTTGGAGTTTGCCATGGAAAATCTACAAGAGCTTTACTTGCATCGGGAACAAAACTGAGATCTTACGACGTGTGGATCGAACCAAGAGTTCTTGAACTTTTCAATCATGCGAAAAGCATTGGTAGAGATGTTGATTATATCAAAGAAAGTTCTATCAAATGTGAGATTGATGAGTGTGATATGTTGTTCATTGATAGTTGGCATAACTATTATCAATTGAGAAAAGAACTTAAACTACATGCAGACAAAGTTAAAAAGTACTTAGTCTTTCATGATACCATGAGTTGTGGTAGTAGTGATGAAGGACTTGAAGCATGGGGGAATGGAGCTGGGATTAACGTACAAAAAGTCTATGAAGATCTTGATACCACTGAGTTTAAAAATTATGGAATCAACAGCGCAATTTTTGAATTCTTATCCGAAAACCAAAATTGGGTTGTAAAGAAACATTATAAGAATAATAATGGGTTGACAGTTTTGGAAAGGAAGTCTTAATGGATAAGAATAAATCTACTCATAAACTTAAAAATATTGGTCCAATTTATTATCTCAATCTCGACGGACAACCAGAGAGACGTGAGTATATGGAGGATCAATTTAAATACTGGGAGATTGATAACTATGAACGTATTTCTGCCTATGATGGTAGAGGTGATGACCTAAGTGATATTATTGTCGGTAGATATCCAGAAATGATGAGCTCTGGTGAGATTGGTTGTGTGACCTCTCATCTTAAGGCTATCAAACATTGGTATGAGACATCTGATAGTCCATATGCAATCATCATGGAAGATGATTGTAATTTAGATCTTGTTAGATTCTGGAACTTCACTTGGAGTGATTTTTACGCACACATTCCTTATGATTGGGATGTGGTGCAAATCGCTATTATTTGCACAGGAGACTTGCATGTCAAACTTCATAAAAGATTTGTAAATGATTTCTCTACAGCATGTTATCTTATTACAAGGCATCATGCAGAAAAACTTATCAGACTTCATGTTCGAGGGGATAAGTATAAACTTGATAATGGAATGAAACCAAGACCAGTTGCAGATGATTTGATTTATAATTCTGGAAATACTTATTCAATTCCTTTACTTCTTTACAGGATTGAACTTGGCTCTTCAATTCATCCAGAACACATTGATGCATTTCATAGAGGAAACTTCAATGCTTTATCTGGATTCTGGGAACAGAATGGAGCAAATATAAACATCAAAGAGTATATGGATTATGATCCATATCTTGGTAGAGTTGTTGAAAATTCTGCAGCACAACAGCAAGCTTGACATAAAGTTAAGAAAATGTTAAAATAAATATATTCAGGTGATGAGACCCCAAATACTCGTTGAGTCACTGAATCAAACGGAGAATGTCGGTTCTCCTTACATCCGCAGGTATTACTCTGCGAGAAACTTAGAGGTACTATTATGTTTAAATCCGCAATCGCAGCTGTCGCTGCTGCTCCTTTCCTTGCCACCGCTGCGTTCGCTGGCCCTTATGTTAACGTCGAGGCTAATGCTGGTCTGACTGGTTCTGACTACGTTGGCACCCTGACCGAAGCACATATCGGTTATGAGGGTAAACTGAGCGAAACCGTTTCTGGTTACATCCAAGCAGGTCCTGCTCTGTCCACTCCTGAGGGTGGCGATGCTACTGTTAAGGTCTCTGGTAAGGCTGGTGCATCGGTTGCTGCTACCGATAACCTGAGTGTCTACGGTGAGTACTGGTTCCTGACTGGTGATGACCTCACCAGCAACATCAAGGCTGGTCTGAAGTACACCTTCTGATTTAGTAAGTATTAATACTTAATTGAGTCAGGATTTTCTAACAAGGGTGGGTTTCCACCCTTGTTTTTTCTTTAGATTTGCTATATAATGTTGTAACAGTTCGTAACAAAACTATTATGACGGTAACTAAAAATGAATTTGGACAAATGAATATGTTTGCCAAAGAACCTTCCATGTATATGACTAAGGAAGATCTTGAGCGTTATGGTATTGAACCCTACGCTGAGAAAGCAGAAAAAATGAATGGTCGTTGGGCTATGATTGGAATCGTTGCTGGTTTCCTTTCATATGCTTTGACAGGTAACTTTTTCTTTGGTGTAGTTTGAGACTTGACAATGACTTCACTTTTGTTTACAATGACATCCGTTGCCTTCTTCGTTCTGTTGGCAGCATCCGTAGAAAAACTTTGTGAAACTTACTAATGGCTACTTTTAACGTTACTCTTCAATCCCCTGACGGCACCGAGACTACTATTCAGTGTCCCGACGACCAATACATTCTTGAAGCAGCAGAAGAGGCAGGTGTTGACCTTCCTTCTTCTTGCAAAGCAGGTGCTTGCTCTGCTTGTGCTGGTAAACTGATTAGCGGCACCGTAGATAACGAGGAGCAATCGTTCCTTGATGACGAACAACTTGCTGAAGGCTGGGTACTGACTTGTGTAGCATATCCCACCAGCGATTGTGTGATTCTCACCGAACAAGAAGAGAACCTGTGAGTTCTAATATGCTAGGGCAGTTCAACCTTGCCCTTCAAGAACTGGTTGAGAGTGGTGCCTGGGATCGAGATGTAGAACTAGAAGTTTCGATTGCCGGCACCCTTAAGAACGACAAATTTATTGTCATTAAACCTGTCAAAGAAAAATTGGTTTCTAATCCAGATCCAGAACTTAAACAAAAACACCCTTATCGAGGAGAAAAACAATGAACGAAAAAGCAGAACGTATTAATGGTTGGGCAGCGATGATTGGTATCGTTGCTGCAATGGGTAGCTATGCTGCTACTGGTCAGATTATTCCTGGCATTTGGTGATGGAGGTAAAAATGCGTAAAGAGCAATATCAAGTTCCTCAAGTAGAATTCGTATTCCGTGAAGATGGAGAGTTTGTTGCTAAGCCATCACTGGATCTCTTCACTGGTAAACGGGTGGTTATTTTTAGTCTACCTGGTGCATTTACTCCTACTTGCAGTGCTTATCAACTCCCTGGATTTGAAGAGCGATATGAAGAGTTTATTCAACTTGGTATCGATGATATTTACTGCATCTCTGTTAATGATGGCTTTGTAATGAATGCTTGGGGTAAAGATCAAAAAATCGAAAAAGTAAAACTTATTCCAGATGGAAATGCATATTTCACCCGTTCTATGGGATACCTTGTCCGCAAGTCTAACCTTGGTTTCGGGGAGCGTTCTTGGCGTTATGCTGCTGTCGTGGACAACGGAGTCATCGAAAAACTATTCGTTGAAGAAGGTTTCCGTGACAACGCAGACACGGACCCATATGAAGTATCGACACCCGAAAATATTTTAAACTACGTTAAGTCAACAGTTAAAGAAACAGTCTCTGTTTAAATAAAACCAAGCGCCCTTTGAGGCGCTTTTTTTATAAATATTGTGTGTTTTAAGTAATATCCAATGACCTTAGATCTTCATAACTTTTTTAAGTATTATGATGATAAGAACCCTAATCATGTAGCTGCGGTTCAGTGGTTGGAGGATAATCTTCCAGAACAATTCATGGATGATTCTGAAACTGAATGGGTGGGAATTTTTAGAACCAAACCTCCCACACCTGAAGTTCTTGCGGTTCCTTACTTTAATCAAGTAGATAACTATAGAGACGCCCATAGAACTTGCAACTCTTCGTCGTGTGCTATGTGTCTTGCTTTCCTCAAGCCAGGAAGTATCAAAGGCGACGATGAGTATGTCAAGAAAGTATTTGAGATTGGCGATACAACCGATCATGCAGTACAGACAAAAGTTCTGTCAGCTTATGGTGTTAAGTCACACTTTAGTTACAATCTATCTTTTGCTGATATTGATAAAAGTTTGGACGCTGGGAAGCCCGTTGTTATTGGCATACTCCATAGGGGTTCTCTCACTTCACCTACTGGTGGGCATATGTGTGTTGTGATTGGCAAGACTCCAGATGGTAAGGGATACTTTGTTAATGATCCATACGGTTCATTGAATGACAACTATAGTGGACCAGTAACAAATGGTAAGAAGACCATCTACACTAAAGCAGTTCTAAAGCACCGCTGGTGTCCAGGAGGTAACGATGGATGGGGAAGGATCTTCGACTAATTTTAAACGTAAAATGTTAAAAGTGATTAGAGATCTTACAAACAACGGTAGACACGTAGAAGCAAGCGAACTTTATCAAAGGTATTTCGGAGACAACAATGGCAAGGATCGACCTTCATAACTTCTTCAATTATTACGACGAGAAGAACCCTAACCACGTCAAAGCAGTGCAGTGGTTAGAAGATAATCTTCCAGTTAAATTTCTGGAAGATAATGTAGATTGGGCTGAGATCTACAGAGGCAAGAAAGGTGGATCAGCACCTGCAACTGCTGCCGCTCCTGCGGGTGATGCCTGCCCCCACTGTGGTAAACCACTGGGAAAGTAAGTAGCGGCAGTGGTACTCCTGCTGCCGCTCCTAGTGGTGATGTACCAATGATGGGTATTAAACTCATCAAAGAGTTTGAAGGATGCCACCTGAGTGCCTATCCAGACCCTCTCACAGGTAACCTACCAATCACTATTGGTTGGGGTTCCACCCGTAAGAAAGATGGATCGCCATTCAAACTGGGTGATAAGATTACTCAGGCAGAAGCAGATGATCTTTTGATTAGTCAGTGCAAGAGTCAGTTTATTCCAGCACTCACAAAGATTCCACACTGGAATGAAATGAGTGACGGTAAAAGAGGTGCTCTATTATCCTTCGCTTATAATTTGGGCGCTGGTTTTTATGGTGGTGATAATTTTAATACTATTACTCGCGTACTGAAGAATAAAGAATGGGACAAAGTTCCTGATGCGCTTTACCTCTACAGAAATCCTGGTTCAAATGTAGAAGCAGGACTTGCTCGTAGAAGAAAAGCGGAAGGTGAAGCTTGGAAAAAAGGTTAACCTATCACACTAACTATCATGGATAAGAAAAAGGAAAATCGTATGGGAACATTGATTCGTATTTTGATTTTGAGTTGGTCCGCTGCACTTCTCACTGCTAGCTATGCTGGTGCTCTATCTAAGATGGACCCCACCTTCATTGCTACTGTATTCACAGCTTCTGCTGCCACTTTCGGTATCAATACTATGAAGAAGGGTGGTGACGATGATGACGATCATCCAGCACCAGAGCAAAGAAGAGAAGTGGTGATTGATACACCACCAGCCCCAGAACCCGTTTGGGAAGAACCTGCTCCTGCAAGAGATACTTCTCTTGAAGAAAGAGTAGAAGCTCTTGAAACCAAAGTAGAAGATGGTGAAGGATTTGTCCAACCTCGCACTGGTGGTGTATAATGTCTAAGTCACCTAATAAGGGCAAGAAAGGTTCTGCTGGTAATAAAAAGCAGAACCAAGGAAACGCTACTGCCAAAAAGGCAAAAAATGGAGGAAAGAAAAAGTGATCCTACTTGATGTTTTGATTGCTGGTAATGTAATGATTGGTCCTAGTTTATGTCAAGCTGAT